TAGTCTTTGACGTTTTTCAAATTAGTTGTCAAACTAATCGTTCATTTTAGGATGAATCCTTTGTCTAATCTAGTTTACTCCATGAATTCAATAGAATCACAAAGATTTTTGAGTGTATCCAATATATTTGACATTTTAGGGGAGTCAGATATAGTGGAAGATAGATGTTTTAATCTGTCCTCATCAACCTTATAATTCTTACAATAGCAAGATACTAGATTAAGAAAGTCTCTTAAAAGAGATTTATCAATAGCACTAATGAGTGTGTAACATGAATGAAAAATGATGTGCATTTCATTTTTATCATTAAGATAAGATCGTAGACCTTTGATCTTTTTGCGGATAACGCGTTTGTCTCTTTTAGACATTTCTTTTGGGAGTTTAGCAGCAACTTTAAAACAAGAACGTAAAATCATCCTACACTGCTTAATTCTTTTATCTTTCTCAATTTGAACTAAATCATCAAGTTTTTCAAATAATGAAGGAGAAGTAGAGCTACCATTAACATATATTCCTTTTTGTTGGTATGCAATTAATAAATCAGATTCGTCTACTCTACATCTGGTATCGACTTCCCATTCTGCACCATAACCTTCTTCACGCGAGTCTGAAAACGAAAACAAGTATCTTTCGAACAATTTTGCAACAACTTGTTCATCGATATTAGGTGTTGTGCCTAAAACTTTACGGAATCTACATCTTAACAATGCTTCTATCAATCTGGAAATCTTTTCTGCTCTGAATCCTTCATAAATAGCAAAAGCGTGCAAATACGGACGAGCTTTGATATAATCATTATTACCTGTATACTCTCCTCGTGTTGCCAATGTCTTTGTAACGTCTCTAACCATTTCGAGAGAGTGACAACTGCCTTTATAGAAAAACCATTTAGAACAGAAGTCTATATCCCACCAAGTTGACAACTTTATTTCTGTGATTATCTGACCTAATCCTTTAGCCCTATTCACATCATCAACTTTTTTCTTTTTATGAGAGTTTGCTTGTATGATATCCATCACAGGTTGGAGGTCTTCTCCGAAAATGACTGTATCATCCCCACTTGCTAATATAACAGTATTTCTATCAGCCAAATGCGACCAGTATTCTGCCATCATAATTGATCGAAGTGTGTTACCAAGAGTGGTTTTAGTACTGTGACCAGAAAAAGTTGTCCCATGTAATGGTATTGCTATATAATAATTCTCTGGTCTGTCTCCTTTGAAAAGTTTATATAAACCTGACTCTCTCCATTCTTTATATGTTTTAGCATCCCAATCTTCTGCATTTTCTATAAAATCTGGAACGTAAAGAAATGCGGTTGTGTCATTATCAGAAGCTTGTTTCCATAAACTTTTCCAAAAAATTTTTGCATGATCATAACTTAATCCAGGCAGTGTCATTTCGCTTGCGTTGTAAGATTTAAACCATGCTTCGAATATAATTTCTGACTCTCCCACAATCTTGAAAAACCTGTTTTCTACACAATCCATAAGATCTGCAAATTGAGTTGAATCAAATGCTGAACCATCTAATGAAATAGACTGCCAACTCTCTTTTTTAATATTCTTAGCGAACCATTTCTTATAATCTTTTTTAGTATAACCTTGACAAAAGCCTGTAAAAATCTTCTTAAGAGGTTTCCATAAAAAATTTTGAAAATAAACAGGGCAACCTCTATTTTTGGCAGGTGGTACAAATATATTTCTAGGTCGTGCGCTCACATTATTTAACAATACATCATCACCTATATCTTCGGTATAATATGTCTCACCCGATTTGACCATCAAAGAAAAAGGTGCAAAGAAATTACATTTTTGACCCGTAGATGCTTTTTTAAGCTGTTCCCATATAGTTTCAGCATAACTATGACATTTAGCATCTGTCCATTGACTCTGCCTCTTACCATCCAACCATTTAATAAAATTAAATTCTTCATTAAGAAAACTTTTAGAGACTTCTTTTTCTATAATTGGAGTGAGTTCTATCCATCGATTTTCTGTATATAATCTAAAATCATTCATAATTTGGTCGTCATATGTAACATTAGGTAGAAGATGGCGACCCATCATAGCATAGAGCGCGTTATGTTGACTTTTTG